CTTCCACTAATTGTACCAGTTTCTTGGTCAATTTGTAAATCATCACCTATTCTAAAATTACCTGCTTGGTCTGTACTGGTATAAAGAACCTTACCACCATCTTCAGTAATAACTTCATTCTTTTGATCAAGAACACCACCTCTCTTTGGAGTAGCCTCAGTAATAAGATTACCTGCACCAACATACTCAAATGTATGAGAACTAGCAATAATTTTACTTTGTTGAGAGAAGTATGCTGTAGATCCAACTCCAACTGTATTAAGTAAATTTGTAGCAAGTGTTAGTGTAGTTATTCCTGATGACACGGGTGTCGAACTATTTATTACATAATAAAGAGGATCCATACTAGCAGTAGCAGCTCCACTTGAACCACCACCTCCACTAATAGTTACATCAGGAGTTCCAGTGTATTGACTTCCACCACTGATAATAGTAATAGTATCAATCGTCTCTCCATCTAAAGTAGCAAATGCAGTAGCAGTTTCACCATTAGGTCCAGAAGGATCATCCAAAGTAACAGTAGGAGTAGAAGTATATCCACTACCTCCATTGGTTACAGTGATAGTTTTAACTTCTTTATACAGTTGATCAAAGTAAACCATCTGTCCATCATATGGTCTATCAACATCAATCTTTGCTGTTCCAGCAGATGATCCTGAACCAACATAAGTATGGGTTAATGTTGAAATTCCAACGTTAACTACAAATGAAGTGGTTGATGGGATTGAGTCCACAGTAAAAATATATGGTCTCTTATGGGGATATATTTTAGATCCAAACTCACATGTTAATCCAATACCTGCAAGAGTAACACCCATTCCAACTAAGAAATTATGTGCAGCAGTTGTAGTTACTGTAGCAACACCTATCTTATTATCATAAACAAAATTATTAATTGTTTTCTCAGGAGCAAAAGTATTAACGTTTACTATGACTTCATCTTGAGAAACAGCACCTGCAGTTGTAACAAAACCAGTATATTGAAGATCACTAACTCCTTTAGCAACTAAACCTTTAGTACCAAAACTACAATTACTATTTGCAATATCTGCTTGACCACCTTTATCAACTCTAACTGCTTGATCATTACAAATAGTGAATAAAGAAACTAATTGAGCAAATCCCCCATTAGTAACAGCAACACCAATACCACCTTGATTATATTGCGTGAAAGCATCAACGTTCATAGATCTTAGAAGTCTTGCCCGATCACCATCAACATAAACTCCAGTACCAGTAGTAGTATCACTCGTACAGTTTTGAATATATGGACCTTTCCACTTTCCACCACCTACATTCTCTGCTATTTCATCAGTTGGGAATGCAACAGCAGCAGCAGGAGCAAGATGACCTTTAAAAGTCATATTTGCTAACTTAACAGCTTTTCTTACATGAAAAAGATCACTCGTTGTTGTACTTGGTGTGACCTCTACTGCTCTCTGATCATCTCCTACAATAGAAACAAATGCAGGAACTGAAATGGGATTATCTTCCGTATACTTTCCAGAAAGAACCTTAACAGTAGTTCCTGATTGAGCAGCTCCAACTGCTGCTTTAATAGTCAAGAATGCGTTGTCAATAGATGTTCCATTATTTCCATCACCACCATCTTTTGCAACATAAAGAACATTAGGTGCAGAGTTAATACCAGATGCACCAGCATCAATAGTTACACCACCACCAATTACAATAGTAGAATTTGTAACAGTAACAAGACCAACATTAATTTGATTATTATCACCATCTAAAGTAATAGATGATCTACCAACGGTAAGAATACCAAGTACTCTTGCATCACCATCAACTAATAATGCGGTAGTACCTACACCAATATGTACGGTTCCTACTCCAGAACTAGAACCAAGAGTAGTAATACCCGTAATATTAAGATTTCTACCCGTTACTTCATCATATACAAGATCTCCCGTAACATCAAGATTTCCAGTAGCATAGATATCACCTTCAACATACAATGCATAATCAGATCTTGCAGTGGTTGCAATACCTACATTTCTAGTAGTATGAACACCAATAGCATTAGACGCCCAAGTACCACCAACTCCAGATCCAGCACCAACATCCCATTTACTAGTATCTGCATTCCATACTAAAGTATTACCATTTTCCAATCCAGCAATATTGACATCATCAAGATCTTTGATGAATCCAGCACCACCTCCACCGATGGTATACATTTGCTGTTCAACCCTATTAACAAACAATCTATAGTTTGCTGCTAGATCTTTTAATGTTGCGAATTTTTGACCAGTGGGAGTAAGTGGATCATCTCCTTCTTTTGTATCTGGATCAGGAGTTACAGGTCGATCATTATATATTTCTAATAACTCTTCTTGTTCACTTTTTATATTATTAACAATCTTATATAACTCTGCAATATTGAGAGTAGTGTCATCAATTTTACTACTCAATTGAGATACATCTTCAGATACATCTTCAATACTATCATCATAGTATTTTACTTTAGGAAGATTTGCAATTTCTTCTTTTAACCCATCAAAATAAGCTTTAAGAGTTTTATTTGACTCATAACTCTTATCATATGATTCCTTAATCTGAGATTCAATATTTTGTTTTGTTTCATTAAGTTTACTAAGAACTTGTTTCTTTAACTTTCTATCATCATCTTGAAACTGTGTATGATGATCCCAAATTCTTATTGCACAATCTTTTAATTCTTTATAGATTTTATCCTTTGTTTCTTTTAAGTTTTCCTTTACTTCCTTAATTTCAACCTTTTTCTCAAAATCCTTTACTTCTAATGACTCTGATAATTCATTAACTTCTAAATCAATTCTATCCCTTAAAGATTTTATATTATCACCAACTTTAATAAAATCATCATCTATCACACCAAAAGTCTTCCCAATCCAAGAAAAATCAGGAACTTCATTTACCTCATTAACCCACTTAGGAAATACTGGAATCTCAGATCTTACCTTTTCAACTTCTTCTTTTATTGACTGAAGATCTGTTTCATAATATTTTGGTTCTGGAAGATTTGTTACTTCTTGTTGAATAAGATCTATTTTATCTTCAATACTATCAATCTGTTCATCGTAATATTTTACTTCAGGGAGATCCTTTACTGATTCTCTTAAAAGATCTATCTGTTCAGTTATTGCCTCTACTGTTGGATCATAATCTTTAACTTCTGGAATATTTTCACTTACCTGCTCAATATTCTCTGCAAGTTGTTTTAATTCTTCATCATAATATTTTATTTCTGGAATGTCTGGGATACTTTCCCTGACATCATTAACCATCCGAACTAACTCAGACCATTCGGGTGCTTTTACTACATCGGTAACTTCTAAAAATGGATTACCATCTGCATCTTCAATAGTTATTGAATCTTCTTCTTCCTTTACTTCCTCTTCTTCAATATAATCTTCTACAGAAGGTAATTCTTCTTCTACCTCTTCTTTTAGAAAATCATCGACTGAAGGTAATTCTTTT